CTATATTTGTATTGTGTTAATGAAACAAAGGTAGTAAATAAAATTAAAAATACAAATACCTAATAAAAGTTAGCTCATTGGCGTAATGAATAACGGAATCGAACACCGAGAGTCGCAATAGCGGGAACGCCGAGACTTGCGATCGGTCGGGGTGAAGTAACGAAGTCGTGACGTGTAAGTAATATCCGGCAATTCGGCAACCGGGCACGCTTCACCAAGTTCAATGAATAGAAACGAACAAAAAGAATGGAGAGAGAAAGGGATTGGCAAATTTTGTCAAAAGTAGTTCAGACAGCTTTCCATTATACTATATTCCCCTGCCCGTCGGATTCGGGTTGAAAAAACAGTCATCTGTTGCAGGGGAACTATTGGAAGATTGCTCATATAATATAGAAAACTATTTTTTTGACAGGTTTTCGATTGTCCTTTGTTGGCTTTCGATGACAGAAAACAAGCGTTCCTGTGTTATCGGGGCTGCATTCTTTGGGGTGTTATTATCTAAAAACATTTCACCCTTACCTCTCAATAACCAATCTGGGTTTATTCCATCGATACTATTTAGGATTAAAAGAACAGGTTCTATACCGAAACTTTCTCCGGGACGAATTAGTTTCCTAATATACACTTCTGATTTTCCGATAATGGAGGCAGCTTCTTTGACGCTAATTCTCTTCGTTTTGAGAATTTCTGAGAATCTTTCGTTAATAGTCATATTGTTAATAATTCTAAATACTATATATATTTATACTATTTGGTATTGATTTTATACTAAATAGTATTACCTTTGTACTAAAACAACAGAACAAAGATAAATAAAAACAGAAATTAAACCAATACCTAATATAAGCTATGACAACGGAGCAATATGAAATGGTTAGCCTGTCGATAAGCGACTACACAATCAACAAGATTCGCCGAGAAGTAGAGAAGCAACTCGAATATGTGGTGAGCGAGCGGATAGGAGAGGACAAATCGATGTATGGAGACTTCGATTTGGACGTAGAGGTTGACGATGAGATATTACCCGTACACGTAACATACGATGCATACGACGGAACAACGGTTACATACGGCGACTATTTCACACCCGATTATGTGGACGGATCCATCGAAGTGAAATACGAGGTCGAGGTGTACGACGAGGACGGTATAGAAATGTGCAAGTTTAATGACAGCTTTGAATTTGAATAAAACAAGAATATGTACAGATTATTTATAGCCATCTGCCTGCTGCTCATGTTCGCCTCTTTTTTCGGGGTAATAGCAGCATTTATCAATGCCAGTATCGGACAGCTCATTATAAGCATGGCTTTCTTTGCATTATCGACATTTGCCTTGTCGGGTGTGCAGGACGAGAAAACGAACTAACACGGGAATGTTACGAGTAGGGAGCCAGAGCCTAAAAAAACAATAGGGTCGGCTCCTTTTATTATATAAAAAACAAGAATATGGAAACGATGAAAATACAAGTAGGATTCAGGTGCATAGCCGATGTAAAGCGGATAATACCCAAGCCGAAAGGAGTACGTGGAAAGTGTAAGTACATGATTCGTATGGAGGTTGGAGATGCATTCTATGACGATATTAAGACATGTAGTGCTTATCGCCGGTTGAAGTCTTACATGAAACAACTGGGCATCTCTTATGAGTATGGAGTTGGTAAAGTATCTGTGGAGAACGATGGAATTCCTGAATGGAGGACATTGGTATGGAGAAAGAGCTGATATTGACTGCCGGAGAATGGGCGGTCGCTAAGGAGTATGCAAAGGGTCTTCAAGACAAAGAGGTAGCCGAAAATCTGGGGAAGTCTGTATGGACTACCAAGACACAGAAGAAAAACATATACCTCAAATTAGGTATATCGACCAGCAGTGAATTGACTCTGTATGTCATTTGCCGATACTTGGGAAAGGCTTTCGATTTGAAAAAGATACGACAATTCGGGGTTTCTATCCTATTCAGCCTGTTGTTCGTCGTTGTGCAGGTATTCGGAGACACTGGCGATATGTGCAGGTTGAGGAATGCGAGAGGAAGAGCGTCAATGAGAGTGGAAAAACGATTAAAAGATTAATGGATATGGGAATAGAAGATACAATCATCAAGGTAGTGAGAGATGAAAACAATATGTTGCTCGGAAAATTGGAAGATGTAATTAACCATGCAATATCCGGTATAAAGAAAGGCTATGGAGATGTATTCTTGCCTGATTATGTACCGGTTAGAAAGGCAACAGAATTATTAGGGTGTTCTTATAAAGAATTGTTGAAGCGTTTGAATGCAATTAACGCCAAGCCTGAAAAAGTCGGCACACGTAACTGTATTACCAGAGATGAACTTTTAAAAATCATGAATTAAATAAGTAGCTATAATTCCATATAAATCAAGCATATTCACCGCCCGTCCGTGAGGATATGCGGTGTATAAAAAGAAACATAACCCTTTAAAATAAAACAACAATGGCAACAACGACATTACCACAATTAAAGAGCCTGTTGAACGGCGATTCGGTCAAGACAAGATTTAACGAGATATTGGGGAAGAAAGCCCCCGGATTTATCTCCTCGGTCATTTCAGCCGTCAACGGGAACACCATGCTCCAAACGGCCGAGCCCCAAAGCATACTCAACTCGGCGGTCATAGCCGCCACGCTCGACTTGCCTATAAATAGCAACTTGGGTCTATCGGCCATCGTTCCCTATTACGACTCCAAGCTGAGGACGACAGTAGCACAATTCCAGCTCATGTACAAGGGACTGATAGAGCTATGCCTGCGAAGCGGACAATTCTCGTCACTCATAGACGAGGTGGTCTATGAGGGTCAGCTTGTCAAGAAGAATAAATTCACGGGCGAATACATCTTCGACGAGGATTCAAAGACCTACGACAAGGTCATCGGCTATATGGCCTATTTCCGTCTTGTGAACGGGTTCGAGAAAACACACTACATGACAGTAGGGGAAGTCGAGGCGCATGCCAAGAAGTATTCACAATCCTACAAGAAAGGGTTCGGAGTATGGAAAGACGACTTTGACACGATGGCACGGAAGACGGTCTTAAAACTTCTGCTCGCCAAATATGCTCCCAAATCGATAGAAATGCAACGGGCTATCACTTTCGACCAAGCCACGATAAAGGGAGATTTGACACAGCAAGACACCAGCGTGGACGAAGTGGAAATCGAATATGTCGACAACGATACGGCGACCGACCGTCTGAGGGAGATGGCCGTCGAAGCAGTCGAGCAACCGGAATCTGAAAATGTCAACGGACAAGGACTGTTTGAGTGATGGAAGCGCAAAGGACTCTTGAATGGTATAGGAAGCGCCTCGGCTGTTTCACGGGCAGCCGCATAGGAGACCTCATGAAAGCAAACCGAAGCGGAAACGGGTTCGGGGAATGCGCCATGAACTATATCTACCAATTAGCCGGAGAGCGCATGCTCAATCCCCTGCTGTTCGAGGACGACGAGGTTTTCGAAAGTTACCTCTATCAAACCGACATATCCTCGAAACAGATGCGATGGGGAGCAGAGCAGGAACCCGACGCCCGGCACATATATGAACTTAAAACAGGTCGCCGTGTCGTCGAGGTAGGACTATGCAAACACCCCACCATCGCCCATTTCGCAGCCAGCCCCGACGGATATTATTACGATGAGAATAAGCGGGAAAAAGGGGTAATCGAGATAAAAAGCGTGGGAACGGCCACATATGCCAAATACTTCCACAAGATAAAGGATAACGATACCCTTCTGTCCACGGAGCCTAAGTACTATTACCAAATCATGTCCGAACTCATGTGCGTTGAAGCCGATTGGTGCGATTTCATCGTATATAACCCGTTCGAGAAACCCTCTATGTTTATTAGAAGGATATATCCCGATGATAACATCTTCAAGAAGATAGCCGAAAGGATATACGAAGCCGATGAATTAGTTAATGAAATAATCAATTCATGAAAGACTATGAAATACAGTCAATCGTCAGCCTGCTGGAAAGAGCTGCAAAAGCGTTGGAAAAGTCCGACGACTACCGGCATAAAGAGCTGGCAAGATTGATGAGAAATAAAGTAAGACAATTAAATAAGAAATACAATGGACAAAAATGAGATCTTAAATAGCGACTGTGATGTCCGCGTTAGCGTGGCAAGAAACCCCAACACTCCCGTCGATGTGCTCATGGAGTTGGCAAAGGATAGCGACATTGTTGTACGCCGTAGAGTGGCATGTAATTCCAACACCCCCGTCGATGTGCTCATTGAACTGGAAAAGGACAGCGACTGGGTTGTCCGCCGTTATGCAGCATGTAATCCCAATATGCCCGTCGATGTGCTCGCAGAATTAGCGAAGGATAGCCACTGGGTTGTCCGTCGTTATGCGGCATGTAATCTCAACACACCCTTAGAAGTATTGATTGAATTGGCAAAGGATAGTCACTGGGCTGTCCGCGTTAGCGTGGCATGTAATCCCAACACGCCCGTCGAGGTACTCACTAAGCTGACAAAGGATAGTGACTTTGATGTCCGCCGTTATGCGGCAGGGAATCCCAAGTTAAAAGAAGTTTTAACCTATAAAAAATAAAAGCGATGTTTTACGAAATCAAACTGAAAGTAGAAAAAGAGAACAGCAAAGGAGAGATGAAAGAAGTCATCGAACACTTCATCACCGATGTAGGATTATTTGCCGAGGCCGAAGCCAAAGGACTGGAACAGTACAACGGAAATTGCGATGTATTCTCTATCACCCGCTCGAATGTCGTCGAGATAGTCAACGAGAAGGAAGAAGGCAAGCCCTTCTACAAAGCCACGTTGATAGACATATTCATCGATGACAACGGCAATGAAAAGGAAACGAAGTACTACAACCTCGTTTGCGCCAAAGACATCACCGAAGCCAACCGCCTCATGCAAGAACACATGAGACAAGGTCTTAACGACATGCGGCTCGATGCGATTCAAAAGACAAAAATCATAGACCTGATATAGGAGAATAATGTGAGACATTCCCCGCAAGCCGATCCGGGTACGTGGTCGAGCACCATACGGAGAAAGGAACTGCGGGGAGAAATTAGCCATAAGTGTTTTAGGTGGTATCGGCAGTGGTTCAAACGGGAGAGCGGTATAAGTCGAGTATAAGGAGCGAATATACAGTTGCGGGTTCGAGTCCCGCCTGCCGAACAAAAAGAGAAAGATATGCAATTAAAAGTCTTTACAGCATTCAGCGGATATGACAGCCAGTGCATGGCACTCGACCGGCTCGGAGTCGATTACGATCTGGTCGGCTGGTCGGAAATCGACAAGTACGCCATACAAGCCCATAATGCCGTATATCCTCAATACCGAGACAGGAACTTCGGGGATATATGCCATATAGACTGGGCAAAAGTTCCCGACTTCGACCTGTTCACATATTCTTTCCCCTGCACGGACATTTCAACGGCCGGAAAGCAGGCGGGATTGAAGAAAGGCAGCGGGACACGCAGCAGCCTGTTATGGGAATGCGAGAAAGCGATAGAGACCAAGATGCCGAAATACCTGCTCATGGAAAATGTAAAGTCCCTTACCGGAAGGAAATACAAGTGTTTTTTATCGGCATGGGAACAATACCTTTCCCAATTAGGGTACACGAACCATACGAAGGTTCTGAATGCGAAAGACTACGGCATTCCCCATAACAGGGAAAGAGTATTCATGATTTCGATACGAGACTCGGAATCGTATTATTTTCCGGAACCCTTACACCTTGAAAAGAGATTGAAGGACATTCTCGAATGCGACGTGGACGAAAAGTATTTTTTGAGCGAGAAGATGATAAAAGGTTTCATAAGACACAACATCGCTCACGTAAAAAAAGGAACGGGCTTTTTATGGTTGCCTAAAACAGGCGATGGCACAGCCAATTGTCTGAGAGCTAATGGAGCATTAAGTCCGACCGACAATTCGATAATCGTGAGGGAATATTCGGAACCCGAGATAATACAACGCAGCAGAGGATTTAACAAAGGAGGGACATACACGATATGCCCTGCGATAACAAGCAACTCGTGGCAGGAAAATAACTTTCTGTGTCTGGAAAAGATAAGAAGGCTGACACCGAGAGAATGTTTCCGGTTAATGGGTGTCAGCGAATCGGATATAAACAAGATTCAAAATGCGGGAATAAGCGACAGCCGGCAATATGTGATGGCAGGTAACAGTATCGTCGTAGATGTCCTTTTCCACATATTCCGAAAACTGTTCACGGACAAATCATGCGAATCGATACAAAAGAAACTTTTCTGATAAAAAGACAAAATATAATGGAAGAACAGGCCACATACAACCGAAAACACAAATACGATGTATTGATAGGGATAGACCCCGACGTTGAGCGCAGCGGCTACTCCGTATTGGACACAAGGAAAATGAAAATGGAGATGAGTGTTTGCCCATTCCCCTTGTTGGTAGAGGGCATAAAAAAACTTCATGAGCACTGCAAGAAAAACGATGAACGAGTGGCGGTATATGTCGAGGCAGGTTGGAAGAACAAATCCAACTGGCATTTGTCACCGAAAGACACACGGGCGAGCGCAGCCAAGAAAGGCGAGCATGTAGGTCGTAACCAAGAGACCGGTCGCAAGATAGTCGAAATGCTGAGGCATTACGGAATACAAGTCATGGAGCAATCCCCGTTGCGCAAGTGCTGGCAAGGGAAAGACGGCAAGATCACCCATGAAGAATTGAAGCGGTTGTGCCAGATGAGCGGGATAGAGTTTAACAGACCCCGCAGCAACCAAGAAGAAAGGGACTCTGCCCTGCTCGCTATCACCTGCTCCGGATTGCCCATTAAATACAAAGTCGTTGAATCTGAAATAAACAAATGATATGACAACCATGAACAATCTTGTATTCAAAGGTCAGAACAACCAAGCACTGACAAACAGTTTGTTGGTCGCTGAAAAGTTTGGGAAAGAACATAGCGATGTATTAAAGGCTATTGACGCATTATGCTGTAAAATGGCTGAAAATCAATGTAAAGGATATTTTGCGGACACATCAATAAAAATTCCACAACCGAATGGAGGTGTACGGCATTCTCGTATTGTTGTAATGACACGTGACGGCTTCACCTTGCTGGCTATGGGCTTCACCGGCGAAAAGGCTCTCAAATTCAAACTCGACTACATCAACGCTTTTAACCAGATGGAAGAGACGATAAAAAGTGGAGGACACCACGTCCCCGGCTCTTTCCGTGAAGCCCTCCTGTTGGCCGCCGAACAACAAGCCCGAATAGAAGAACAGCAGAAGATGATAGAAGCCAACCGCCCCAAAGTCCTGTTTGCCGAGGCGGTGGAGACATCGCAACGCTCCTGCCTCATTGGAGAGCTGGCAAAAATCCTCAATCAAAACGGAATCAAGATAGGGCAAAACAGATTGTTCCAATTATTGAGAGATGAGGGCTACCTCTGTAAGACCGGCGAGAATTACAACCTACCTACCCAACGGGCTATGGAGATGAATCTCTTCGAGATAAAGAAAACGATCATCAACAAGCCCGACGGCACAATACTGGTAACGACCACTACGAAGGTAACCGGTAAAGGTCAAATCTACTTCATCAACAAATTCTTGCGTGAAAAACAACAGAAACAAGCCGTATGATAGACATCAAGAACATCATCGCCTCGATAGTCGAGGAAAAGAAAAAGAATAACAAGGAGCCCTCCATAGCGAGCTTTACCGAAATACAGTCGGTGGTTATCCGGTCACTCAAATCCGAGATAAACGAGCTATGCAAAACCGGTGAGATTGACAAGCACAAGACCCTGAACGGGTGGGCATTTTCAATTACTGAAACTTAATATGGAATCGGAAGACAAATTAAACAGAGAAAAATTAGTTATATCTGATTTATGTTTGGAATACCTTTTTATAAAGTCTATTATCAACTATGATCAATATGTAGATATTCATAATAGAATAAAGAAATTCCAAGAAGATAATCATGTTATTGTTAATTTCAATCAATTATCGTCAGCTCGTTTTTATTATAATGACGATCCCGATAAATCAAAAACATTAAAGGTGAAATTAATAACATCGAGCATGAATACCTTTAAACGAGGAGACATCTATCTAAGAAGTTTAGAAGATTCATTGTTTGAGTCAAGATTGCCAGTTATAAGGGAAATGATAGATACCAATACCCTTAATCTCTATACAGAGATAGAAACCATAGAAGATTTGGATATATTGGTTCATGAGTTTGGCTGTCATATCGTTTACGGAGATAAAACAGAAGAAGGAATTATGATAATTGAAAAGTATGATACGAAAAGAGAATAACTATCAATATTAGGAATAAATGAAAGACAGCTTTTTGATTTATAAATCATTTTATAAACCAATATCGAGATTATCGGACAAACAACTGGGCAGGCTGTTTCGAGCAATATTCAAATATCAACTTGGCGAGGAGGTTACGGTAGAGGAGGACATTGAAATGGCATTTGAGTTTTTCAAGAATCAATTCGAGATAGATGAACTCAAATATCAGGGCATTGTCGAGAGAAACCGGAACAACGGGCGTAAAGGAGGTAATGACAAAAACTCTGAAACGGTTAAATCAAAGTCCAGTGGGAGCCAAACGAGCCACTCGACCCCAAATAACCCAGTGGGGGCCAAACGAGCCAGTGGGGGCTTAAATGATAATGATAATGAAAATGATAATGATTTAAAAGAAACTTCTCTATCGAGAAGCAAAGAAAAAGAAGAAGATTTTGGCAAAGACGTTGACAAGCCACTGACAGAATTGCGTGAAGAACTACTCTCAAATCAAACGTGGATAGAAACGCTATCGATGAACAATCACATCGACGAGAACGAATCGAGGTTATATATCGAGGCATATATCCGTAAACTTCAAAACGAGGGTATTTCAAGAAAAAGCGTCAGCGATGCACAAAAACACTTTGCCAACTGGTTAAGAATTGAATTAAAACGAGCACGAGATGAGCAATCCGGAATCCATCAAAAACCTAATTCCAAGACCAAACAGGAGCGATATGCAGAGTTTGCAGAAGCCATCGCCGCCAAGCTGGCAGCGGGAGATACTGGTAACCTACAAGACGGGGGAGAATCTGCTCTGCCTTTTTAGCCCCGACAAGCAGACGGAATACTGCAAAAACGAGGAGCGTTGTTTCACCGGACATGCACCGAGTATTGCAAGAGTTGCCCGGACATTTGGAGATAGCGTAGCTGAATCATGGCTGTCCATACAGCTCTTTGAACTCGCAGAATTTTCAAAAGTTCGAAATGGCATGGAACCAGCAGATTTTATCGAACTGGCACGGACAATTATCTTAGGCTATGGCGGTTTTAAGCTCACCGAGTTCATGGTATTCTTCCAGCGGTTCAAACAAGGGCTTTACGGGACGTTCTACGGAGTTTTCGACCCTATGGTGATAACAAGGTCTCTTCGAGAGTTCAGAGCCGACAGAGAGAAACTATTGCGGTTCTATGAGGACAAGAAAAGGCAGGAGGAAAAGGAACGGGAGAGAGAGCTACGTGAAAAGGAGAAAGCGACACCCGGTCAGATTCAAGAAATTATCGACAAATACAGCAAAAAGGAAAGTTAAGTATGAAAGATATAGAGCTTTACAACGACTCATTCCAGAATTATAAAGTCTATGGTCTGCCAAAAGCCCAGCTGATTATAGCCGACGTACCGTATAATTTGGCGAATAACGCCTACGCCAGCAACCCCGCATGGTATATCGACGGAGACAACAAAAACGGCGAGAGCGACAAGGCAGGAAAGCAATTCTTTTCGTCCGACAGCGAGTTTCGTCCGGCAGAGTTCATGCACTTCTGTTCCAAAATGCTCGTCAAGGAACCGAAAGAAGCCGGCAAATCCCCCTGCATGATACTGTTCTGCGAGTATGAACAACAGTTCAAATTCATAGAGTTAGGCCGCAAATACGGACTCATGCACTACATACCGCTGGTTTTCCGCAAGGACTTCTCGGCGCAAGTGTTGAAAGCAAACATGAAGGTCGTCGGCAACTGCGAATACGGTCTTATCCTTTATCGGGACAAGTTGCCCAAATTCAACAACAACGGGAGAATGATTTTCAACTGCTTCGACTGGGTGAGGGACAACACCACGCCCAAATGCCACCCTTGCCAGAAACCTGTCCCGCTTCTCAAACGGTTGATAGAGATATTCACGGACAAGGGCGATGTTGTCATCGACCCGTGCGCAGGAAGCGGCACGACCCTGTATGCGGCAGCCTCATTGGGAAGAAAGGCATATGGTTTCGAGGTCAACAAGCAATTTTATAACGACGCAAATGAAAAGGTCTTGAAAAGAATACAAGTCAGTTTATTTCAATAGATTATAAAAATCATACAGATATGGGAGAAATAGAACTTATGAAAGGAGGAGAGCAATGAGAAAAACGATATTAGATGCCTGTTGCGGGGGAAAGATGTTCTACTTCGACAAACATGACGAAAGAGTTCTTTTTCAAGATATTCGAAAGGTCTCTACTCATTTATGCGATGGTAGATTATTTGAAGTAAATCCCGACATACAAGCCGACTTTACAAATATGCCCTATGAGGATAAGTCTTTTTCAATGGTAGTTTTCGATCCGCCTCACTTATTAAGGAATGCTGGAAAGTCAGAGATGGCAGATATGTACGGAAGTTCTTAAACTAACACCTGAAAAGCCAATATTCGGGCATATATCCGGCAAACGTTCTAATACACATTGGATTTGTTTCATGAAAGATTTTATAAAGGAGGAATAAGATATGAAGATTAAATTATTGAAAAGATTAAGGAATGATATTTTACAAAATTTTGAATATCATGATTGTGGATGGAGTGGATATTATAGAGTTATCTATAAAGGAACGAGGTATGAGTCAGAAATAGTAAGCGGTTTAAATTATTTTCTTACAGGTGGATACTGGTTTATTAGAAAAGTTATTATCGAAGAAATAAAAAAAATGAGAGAAAAGGCTGATATTAAATTTATGTATATAAAAAAAGATAGTTAGATGATTAAAAGAGGAATAAAAGATGAAAGCATATTATGTCAAAGATATAAATGGGACCAATCCAGAAATTTGGTTAATTACAAATGGGGATTAATTATGGAAATAAATAAAATAGAGGCATTTGATTATATGCTCCACCTTTTTGAAGAGTGGCGGGATAATCATGAAACGATTAAGGGCAAGCCGTTTCCTAAACTTACAGCCATGAAACTGCTGTTTTTGGCTGCTGCCCCTAAGAAAGATGGAGGCGATGACCTTTTAGACATATTTGATAATTTCTATGCTATGCCATATGGACCGGTAGAAATTGATATTCAAAAGGCAATGTGCGAAGATAGACTTCCTTCGTTTTCGGTTAAATATCGTAGTATTGAACCAAGAGAAGGTGCGGAACCATATAACGCAAAAAGATATAATGACAAGTTTTATCACAGAGTAAGAAATGCGGTAAATGACCTGAGAGGGGAAAACGAAAAATTGGTATTACTAAATGCATTTGAACTGGTAGAGATTACTCATAGATGGAGTAGTTGGAATCGGGCAATGGATTTTGCTGAATTTATGAAGCAATTGAGTGCTAAGATGCCTACCGATTCTATTAGGGATTCAAGCAAGATATTCGATTTAAAATGAAATATAATCATGGAAGGAAAAGAAGTAGGAGTAGAGATGAAAGGGAATGCCTGTACATTCAAGTGCAACTAAAAAAGCCCAAAGTTACAGGACATTGGGCTTAATGTCTTTCTCACACGAGAATGGACAAGATGATGGCGAATGACAGTTCGCCGGATCGGAGGTGTTAATGTTCCGAATCAAGTTCGATGCAAATATACTTCGATATTTAGTTATCAAATATCAAATTAACTCTTTTAATAGTTTAGTTAACATTGTTGTATTATGAGTAAAAAGAAAATCTACATCTCCCTACCCATTACCGGCAGGGACTTCGACGAAGTTGAAAGTGAAATACTATATGTTTCGGGAGTACTCGAAATGAAAGGCTACCATGTCGTCACACCGATAGACTTCGGTGTTAACCCCGATTTGGACAAACCCTATCATGAACTTCTGGGAAACGATATAAAGGCACTTATGGAGTGCGATGATATATGTCTTTGCCCCGGTTGGGAAAAATCCAAAGGCTGCCAGTTAGAGCATTTTGCGGCCAAACTATGGGATAAAGAGATAATGGAATTTGAAAAATTAAAAAAAACAGATAAGATATGGAAGAAAAGTAGGAGAAATATTTGAGTACAACGGTGAGTGGTATCAGTGCGTAGAGCAGCCAAAACAATATGATTGTGAGACTGGTTGTGGATTATGTTCTTTTAAGATCATAGGTAATTGTGACCTTGATAAATGTAGTGGAACTTATAGAAGTGACGGTAAGTCTGTAATCTTCAAGAAACTTGAAAAGTTCGGAGAGCCTTATGTATCTGATGGCAGAATAATGCAAAAATATAAGGACGTTTATAGTCCTACAATTTTCACCTATAAATCATTGCGCTGTTATAATGGACTCGATGGAAGAATATGTATAGAAATACCCAAAAACAAAGAAGATATGAATAAAAAGAAATTGAACTTAAAGCCCTTTGACCTTGAAGCAGCCAAACAGGGCAAGCCAGTATGCACGAGAGACGGAAGAAAGGCAAGGATTATTTGCTTTGACGCAAAAGGTAATAATCCAATTGTCGCCTTAATATATGATTGTAAAAAAGAAATTGTTTTACAATATCTTGAAAATGGCAGATCTTTTGTCGATGAGATTAGTAATTATGACCTCATGATGCTAACCAAAAAGAAAGAGGGGTGGGTGAATATCTTTAAAGATTTCGAGGATACAGTTTGTTGTGTTTATCCAACAGAAAAAGAAGCTCTTGAAGATGGAGAAACAGAAAAAGATTACATCACAACTATTAAAATCGAGTGGGAGGAGTAAACTATGTGGGTAGCAAGAGATAAAGATGGTAACCTATGGATTTTCAGGAAGAAGCCAATAAATAATGAAACGAATCATTGAAGAGATAGTTAAGATTGAAAATAAAGTTGAACAGTTAAAATTGTTTTGATATGAACATTGAAATATTGAAAGAGGAGTACAGCCGGAAAATGGAGAAGGCTCGAATTTGCTCTGAAATAAAGCAAGAATTTACTTGCTAATCAGATTGATTTTTAGTATATTTATATAAGTTTTAGGTTATTGTTTTAGGATATGAGCAAAGGTAAATTTAACGATGTCAAAGATGACATCATCTCCTATATAAGGGAGGGGGATTCTAATATCTTAGCCTGTAAAAAGGTTGGTATTAGCAAAGAAACATTTTATACTTGGATAAATGACAAACCTGACTTTTCTGACTCTTTAAAAAAGGCGAGAAAAGAGTTTCGTGAAACTATCGTTCAAACGTTGGAGCAATCACTTTGGAAGCGTGCTGCCGGTTATGAGATTGAAGAGTCTAAAAATGAATATAGAACTTTAAAGGACGGGAGTAAAGTGCTTGTAAAGTCAAGCAAAATAACGAAGCACTTCCCTCCGGATACTGGTGCACTTATATTTGCTTTGACGAACTTAGACCCTGAAAATTGGAAAAACAGACAGGATAACAGGCTTTCTGTCGATGATGGCATAAGCGGATTTAAAATATCTGTTGTACATAAAGAAGGTACACCACCGATAGCCAACAGTGAAGATGACATCGCCGACTGACATATTCGCAACCTTGCCTTTATTTGACAGCATGATGAATAGTAACGAGCGTATCATAATTAATCAGGGCGGAACATCTTCCGGTAAAACCTATACGATATTGCAGTTGCTAGTATATTATGCCCTATCGTTTGTCAATAAAGTTATAACGGTTGTCGGCCAAGACATACCTAACCTAAAAAAGGGCGCATATCGAGATGTCAAGACGATAATAGGTAATAGCGATTTTTGTTCTGATAAGTTCTCATTCAACGAGAGCGACAGAATTGTAAAGTGCGTTACTGGTTCCATAATAGAATTTGCTTCGTTTCAGAATGAGCAGGATGCCAAGAGTGGAAAGCGAGATTATTTGTTTGTCAATGAAGCTAATGGTATACCTTATCCTGTATATTGGCAGCTTGCCATTCGTACAAGAAAGCAGATATTTATCGATTATAACCCGACAGCTCGTTTCTGGGTACATGATAAGATAATAGGGAAGCCAGAAGCAAAGCTATTCATTACTGATCATCGCCACAATACTTTTCTCTCCGAAGAGGAGCATGATAAGATAGAAGGGATTGAAGATAAGGAGCTTCACCGTGTATATGCGAGGGGAAAGACTGGAAGACTCCGAGGTATGGTTTATGACAATTACGATATTGTCGATTCTATGCCTGATAATTACAAGGGTAGATGGTTGGGACTTGACTTTGGATATAACGATCCAACGGCATTGGTTGATGTTCGTTTATCTGGTGGCGATTTATGGATTGATGAGGTTCTATTTGAAGGAAAGGTAACCAATCCCGATATTTCGAGAGTTGTTCGACAGAATGGAATGGCATCCATTACCATTATCGCCGATAGTGCAGAACCTAAGAGCATAGAGGAATTGAAGAGGTTCGGGCTTAGGATAGAGGGAGCGAAGAAAGGGAATGATAGTATAAGACTAGGTATTTCGGTATTGAAAAGATATAAGTGGCATGTGACAAGGCGAAGTACGAATATAAGGAAAGAGCTGGCAAATTATAAGTGGAAAGAAGGAGATGATGGAGAACCTACAAATGAGCCTATCGAATTATTCAATCACTCGCTAGATGCTATCCGCTATGTAGCCCTCAATAGATTGTTTACACCGCCACAACATAAGAAGATATTTAAACTCGGAAATATATGAAAAGAGAAAAAAGAAAAACATGTACGACGGCTCATTTTTTAGCCATCATGGAATGTTTAACCGAAGAATCGGTAGAAAGTGTAAAAGGAGCTAAAAGAGTTTCTACATTCAAAGGAAAACCATTAAAAACAGACATAAACGGTATTATGTACGGTGAATTGTTGCAGTTAATGGAAATAAAGACGACCTCAGAAGAATTTATAAAGCCCATGCAGATTGTTGAGGGACTTACCGAGGAGGAAGTTTTGAAAGCTGATATATCTGTCACGGCTGGATATAGAAATTGGATTATAGATGAGGTTAAGAGGGTTTCCAAAATGTTTGAGGCACTCGGTGAAACAATGAGCTATTCATCGGAAGAGATAGCCGCAGGAGTAACATCGTTGAATTTTGGCACATTCGGTATTGTCGATTCTTATGCCAAACGTATGGGAATAATAGATCATGATTATGTTCTTCAATGTGTGCCGTGGGTAGTTATCTATCAATGTATGAAGATGGATAACGAAGTAGTAGCTTATCAAAGGAGATTGCAAAAGTTAATTTACAAGAAAAAATGATGGAGGATAAGATAAGGGAGATCATAGAGGCTATGGGCTTCTCTTTCTCAATAGGAGATATATATCATTTGAACCAGTGGCTTCAACAGCCTGAGAAACTTCCTGCCGTATTGTATGTAATGCCTATCAATGGAGGAGGAGAAATAACAGTTTCGGGAATGTTGAAGAAGAATATAGAGCCTTTGTTATTCTTTCTCGACCATGAGGGAATAGATCCGGAAGGAGAAGATACGAATACTATTATAGAGCGAATGCGTTCTGCCGTCGAGGAATTTGTTGTTCGGGTAAACGACACCCGATATTTTGAACCAATAACCGCATGGAGTTGCCATGATGTAATCAGGGATATGGCGATACAGTGTTCAGGAGTATCAGTTTCTTTGAATCTTAAAGAATCGACAGGAAAATGCGTATAAGGGAAATTCTACAAGAAGAATTGGAGTGGCTCAAAGGCAAGATTGTAGAACAGTTGAGAGCTACCGGAACAACGGTAACGGGACAGACGGCCGATAGTATCGAGGTCTATATAGAAGGCAATGAAAAGGAAATCGAAGCCTATTTACTAGGGCGACCTGCATTTTCCACGGTTGAGAAAGGTAGGGCTGCGGGGGGTGTTCCATCTAATATGGTAGATATTATCAGGCAATGGATTCTTGACAAAGGAATATCGGTAAGGCAAGTTCCATACATTCGCCAACCGTCTGAGAACTGGCAACCGAAATATACGGTCGAGGAAAGAAGCCTGAATATGGCAGCGGGAGCTATAAGCCATACGATAGCCACAAAGGGTACGAAGCTATATAGGGAAGGAGGACGAGCAGACATTTACACTCCCTTTATAGATGAGTTTCTTAGACGGGTAGAAGATAAGATTTATTTAGAGTATAAACTTGAAATATTAGAAAGATTATGATTCTTAATGGTAGTAATGAATTTACGCAGATTGAACTGAATGATATTGGCTATGTATTTTCTCCGAACATAGTTCAAATTGGTGCGCCAATGACTGAAATTAATAAAGTTGAAATATCTATTGCAGATAAAGAGGTGAAATCATATAGGGAGACATGGGTGTTCAACGAGGTTACAGTGGCTAAAAGAGACATAAGTTATATTTTACGTGAATTTATTGATTTAGAAAGATTAAATCCATTTTCAGACGGAAAATCAGAAACATGTGTTAATACGTTGAGTTTATCATTTAATGTAATTACAAATGATGGTACAGATGTATATAGTATAGATAATTATACGATTATATTTGGTGCGATGAGACCTTATGATTCTATATTTGATAGAGGTCGTAGTATAAAGGTAAAGAGTTTCGTTAATTTCCCTTTTTCTTTGGACTTTCCTTTAATGAAAGGAGGAGCGGTTAAATATTCTAATGAATCAGATATTAGATACAGACATCAAGAATCTGGGAACGCATTGATTAGTCTTAATTCATCGGGTGTGTATTATGGCAATTATACAGTTTCAATGCTTAAATCATTTAATACTAATACATATAATAATTATCCATTCGTTTTATTAAATCAATCGTCAAATGTTAAGTATGAGGTAGATATAGATACTTGTATAAGTGGGATATATCTTATGTGGCTTAATCATTGGGGAGGCAAGAGCTATTTTCTTTTTAAGAAAAAAGGAGATATGCTTAAAGTTGATGGAGAAGATTATAATAAAAAAAATATTTACGATTTACGATTGAACGATACAGTGAATCAATTGAATAAAACTGCGAAACGGGTATTAACCCTCGCTCTCCCATTGGCTGAAAAAAATATATATGATTATGTTGAAGAAGTGTTATATTCCCCGATGGTCTACATGTTTGATATAAAAGCAAATGCGTTTATCAGAGTAAATGTACAGACTGGGGATTTTGAGCGGACGAGTGCTGAACTTCAAGATTTTGTTTTCAAGATTGAATTACCCGAAGAGTTAACAATAAAGATATGAAAGAGGAACTATATATAAAGGGTGAAAGTGTCGATTTGGGCGACAGTGAGATAACACTCAATTTCAAGAGCAATTTGTTGGGGGACATTTCCAAGATAACAGCCTCGAACAGTTATACGATAACACTACCGAGGACGAATAAGAATATAAGGCTGTTGGATTTTCCCGATGTTGCCGGTCATGAGAGTTACATGATGAGGGACTATTTCAATGCGGAGTATTACAGGAATGGGGTAAAGCTATTTGACGCAAAGGCTGTTCTTATATCGTGTAGCGAAGATGGGTTTGATGTGGCCTTGACTTGGGGAATGAGTGAGAAATTTATTCAGCTCATGAACGATGATAGGAGCATACAGGAATTTGCCGATATGGCTTTGCCGTGGAACAGCTCTACGACATACGACAACGGACTGGTTGACGGTCATCTGTCACACGGTTATATCCGTCATAATGCGGGTATAGATGTAGATTCCAACCGAGACAAGATATTTATACACCCGTCCGTAAATTGCATGAGGCTGTTGGAGGAAATAGCCTCATATTACGGTCTTACAATGGATTGGGGAAGCTATAAGCAATATATAGAACTGTTGTACTTGCCTCTCATCTCACAGAAAGCAAACCCGAAGTATAATTATTATTTTGCAGAGATTAAATTGGAATATCCGGGCACTCCTAATACTGTTGTGAAGTATGTACAAACGAACATGACATTAGGAATTTACAATCATGTTATGGGATTGACTATTCACTTGAATGGTTCTGGAAATTATCGGATTGAATCAAATGTAAAAACAAAAAATTCCGCAAATCCTATATATCTCTTAATAGACAAGGATAATAATAATATATATAGTTCTGCTTTTACATATGATGGAAATTATATGTATAGTTTTAATAAGGAATATTTAACCGAAGAAAAAGATTTATATCTCCACATAGATTTTCAAAGCCAAATTGATGAGAGTTATAATAATTATATCAAGATTACAGATATTGAATTAAATGAGGAGGCACAATACTACACATATTATCCTATCGGCTCGAACCTGCCGGATATATCGGTTGTCGATTTCATAAAGCAAATATGTTGGCTGTTCGGCTTGTTCGCCATAAAAAGCGATACCGGTGTCTCTTTCATATCCGTAAACAAGATAATAGACAATAAAAATAAGGCGGTCGATTGGAGTAAGAAATTAGTACCGACAGGGTGGACGGCCAAAGAGACCTCGTACACGTTTGGGGACTTTGCACAGAAGAACTATTTCCGTTACGAGGAGAACGAGAACGCCAAGAGTGCAGACGGCTATATGGTTGTGCAAAATAAGACTCTCGACTATGAAAAAGACTTATTGAAACTCCCTTATACTGCCGGGGGTGACAATGGGGACATGAGGGCTGTTCCATATTTCAAATGGAGTGACGACGGTACGATCGTGGAGCTTGAAGATTGCGGAGACAGGATTATGCAGCTTGTAATATCTTTTGACAGTCAAGGCAATGAGGATGCCCGTTTGGACTTTTCAGACCTTAAATTTCAAAACCGAGTATCACGTTTCGGCCTATCTTCTTATCAAGACCTCATCAAGTCGCCGTTTGTGATTAAGGACACATTCAGGCTTACTGAGATAGATTTGAAAAACCTCGATTACACGATACCTGTATATATAGAGCGATATGCGGCATTTTTCGCTATTATCTCTATAAAGTCGCAAGGCGATTATTCAGAGTGTGAATTACTTAAATTATTATGAATACTATAAATGTTTTAGGTTATGGCAGAGAAAGAGATTATTATAGGAGTTAAAGTTGAAATTGATTCGGAAGCAGCGACTAAGAATCTTTTAATGTTGAATAAGGCAATAGATGAGCAAAAACAGAAGCAAAAAGAATTAAAAAAGCAGTTCGAAGATGGGAAAATATCGTATGAAGAATATAATGAACAGTTGGAAGATTCAAGGACTATTGTAACTCGATATTCTGAGAAACAGCGAGAATTGAGAAAAGAGATTCAGAACAATATAAAAGTTGAAAAGCAAAATGATGGTTCATTGAGACAACTTCGTGCTGCATTGTCTAATTTAATTGCTGAATATGACAATCTAAGTAAGGCGGAACGGGATTCTGCGAAAGGGAAAGAATTACAAGACAAGATTAATGCTGTTACAAAAGAGCTTAAAGTAGCAGAAGAATCAACAGGTCGTTTTTCCAGAAATGTTGGCAATTATTTGAACTCATTTTCGCAAGCATTAGAGACAAATGTTCCGGCTATTTCACAAGTTAAACAAGCGATAGCTCCTCTTATTATTCAGTTTAAAGAAGTAGGCAGTGAATTAAGGGTTGTCAGCTCTGATTTCAGAGAAGCAATTTCAGGATTATCAGGAATGACAACAGCTCAAAAGGCAGCTACGGTAGCAACAGCAGGGCTTTCAGCTGGAATGAAAATTCTAAAAATCGCCATTGTATCGACAGGAGTTGGAGCTTTTGTCGTTTTGCTCGGTTCTCTTGTTGCTTATTTAACAAGTACGCAAGAAGGGACTGAAAAGTTGAGCAAAGCATTCGCATGGCTTAAAGCAGCATTAGACGTAATTATAGATAGGTTCGCTAAATTCGGGGGTGCAATCATGAAGTTCTTTTCAGGTGATTTTTCCGGGGCGGCAGAAGACGCAAAAGCTGCATTCGCAGGAGTTGGTAAAGAATTAGAAACAGAGACTGAACTAGCTGTTAAGTTAAGGGAGGCTTTAAACAAGATAGAGAAAGAAGAAAAAAAACTTATTGCGGTTCAACAAGCAAGAAAAACAAAAATTGCTGAGCTTAAACAAATAGCCGATGATACGACTAAATCTGATAACGACAGGTTAAAGGCTGCTCGTGAAATTCTTGCCTTAGAAAAACAAACGGCAGAAGAAACTAACAGGTTAGGAGAAGCAAGAATCGCTAATATGTTGGGATATACAGAGGTTACTGACGAAGTAAAAGCACAAATAGAAGATCTAAAAAATGGGACTGCGGATGCTGACCAAGTAATAGCTAATTTGGGCTTGTCAAATTCAACAATTAAAGATTATGAAGCACTTAATAATGAAATCGCTAAATATCAACAACGTGTATCTGAATTTTCTCAAATGCAAGTTGAAGCTAATAATAAGATTAACACGATAATTAAAGAAAGACAGAATAAAGAGAAAGCGAATGCAGACGCTGCCATAGCTGCGCAAAAGATCCTTGATGAGGAAACAAAGAAAATGTTAGATGAACAAGCTAGGCAACAGATGGAGCATGACGCACTTATGATTAAAACAAAACTAGAACTTGCTGTTAAAGGCTCTGAGGAGGAATTAAACCTTAAAATAGAGCAGTTAAATAAAGAGAGGGATAAAGAGCTTGAAACAGCATTATTAACAGAAGAAGAAAAGCAAAAGATACGGGATAATTACAAAGCAAAAGCAGAACAATTAGAAATCGAGTATAGGAATAGGCAGAAAGAGGAAGCTATGGAAGCATTGGAACTCGAACTGTCCAACAGGTTAGCTGCCGCAAAGATAGCCGGAGAAGATGAGTTGCAAGTCGAGCTTGAAAATGCCAAGAAACGGCTTGATTCCTTACAGCAGTTAGAGGGAGAAAGCGATGCCGAGTTCAAAGCCCGACAACTCGAAGCCCAGCAGGAATATTTGGATGCCAAAGAGGAACTTGCCCAGAGGGAAATAGAAATAGAACAAGCGAAGTTCGAAGCGGCATCTCAAATTACAGGAGCTCTATCGGGGTTATTCGAGCAGCTTGGAGAGGACAATAAGGCATTTATGATTTTATCGAAGACATTAGCATTGGCAGAAGTTGCTATTAACACAGGAAAAGCAATATCTTCGGCTGTTGCTGCGTCTGCTACAAATGGTATTTTTGGTATTGCAGAAGCTGTTTCTTTAATCGCGACGATAATCACCAATATGACAACCGCGATAGGAATTATAAACTCGGCCAAGTTTGCCGATGGTGGTCTTGTAGAAGGCCCCGGAACGGGAACGAGCGACAGCATACCCGCTATGTTGTCTAACGGTGAGAGCGTGATGACAGCAAGAGCTACCTCCATGTTCGCTCCGCTACTGTCTGCTATTAATGTAGCCGGAGGAGGTGTGCCCATACAAGTTCGGGAAAAAAGCAGTCAGGCTCTCGGTGAGGAGATGATTGCACGAGCCATTGCACGAGGCATGCAAGATGTCCACCCGATTGTTTCCGTTACGGAGATTAACAAGGTGGGTTCACAAGTTAAAGTGGTAGAGAATTTAGGTTCCATTTAATTGTTCGATTCATGAAAGTACACGAATGTATAGAGATAAGCCGTCCCATATTGGAAGCGATGAGGCGTGCCGGAGTCAATCTGGACGATGTTAAGTACCTTGAAATGTACAAGCGTTTCCTAACGATGAAGGGAGAAGGGTTAAAAGTGTCTTATATCGCCGAGAAATTGAGCGATGAGTACCAGATAAGGCCGAGAAAATTCTATTACATCTTGAAAAAGTTCGATTCCGTTGTTTAATTATATGTGTTGTGTTTCGAGTGGCGTGTGTCCGTGAGGATATGCGCCATTTTTTTTGCTGCAAAATCCGTGCAGTTGAATCCCTTCTTATCATTCTGTTTGATAGGTTATTCCTTCGTAAATTTGGAATAAACCAATGATTGGATAATGGTATTAAAAATATATTCTCAAATAGCGAACGAGTCGGAAAAAGCATTATTGCAGTTTTTCGGGGACAATGCAGTTTCTTTCATCGATGTAGACGATTTTGTAAGCCAGATACCGGAAGATGACGATTCGATAGAGGTGCGCATTCATTGTCCGGGCGGCGATGTAGCCGAGGGCTGGGCTATCGTTGACAAATTGAGGGCGACCGGCAAAAAAATAATAACGGTGGTTGACGGAGTGTGCGCCTCTATGGCGACGATAGTCCTGCTCGCAGGTTCGGTACGTAAAGGATATAAGAACCAGAGGCTTCTGATTCACAATACCCGCTTCTGTGATTTTTATATAGAGAATGCCACGGCGGAAGAACTGGAAGCAAAAGCTAATGATTTGAGGTCGGAGGATAATAAGATTCTTGACTTCTATGTAGAGCGCACGGGGGCTGATAGGGAAGTTCTCTCCACTCTGATGAAAGAGGAACGCTATATAAGCATGCAGGAAGCTAAGGATTTGGGATTCATAACGGAAATAATCGAGCCGATTTCGGCTATTTCCAATACAAACAAAAATAAAAAAAACATGAGTAAAAAGAATCTGAAAGATGCGCTGAATGTGTTGGCGCAAGCACTCGGTTTGTCAGGTGCAAAAGACATCGAGCTACAAACTGAGGACGGGCAAGTATTGACAGTAGAACGAGAAGAAGGAGACCCGGAGGTAGGTGATGCCGCCAGCCCTGACGGGGAATGGTTGATGCCCGATGGGAGAACGATTATCGTATCTGACGGCGTGATTACCGAGATTCGTGAAGCTGTCCCTGATGGAGGCGAAGATGTGGAAGCACTTAAAGCTGAGATTGCTCGACTTACAGCGGAGCTGGAATCAGAAAGAGCGAAGGGAAAAAGCGACGAGGAGTCTGCTATTCTAGCCCAAGTTAAAGCGGCAGGGGGCAAACAATGGCTTGACAGAGTGACGACTAGCAATTATGTGCCCCCTAAACCAAATCCGGCTAGAAAGAAAGATCCGGTAGAAGAGGAAAACGTCCTTGAAAAGGAATTAAGGGAGAGGAAAGAGAAAGCGAAAGCCCATGAGGTTGAAAAGCGAAAAAGAAAATAGGTAATATTAAGAGATTGTTTAGGTTATTATGGGAACTTTTGAAGATTTGACCCCTGATAATGGGGCGATAAAAACGTTGCAGGAGTTAATTCCGATGACAACGTTCAAGGACGAAAGCCTTGAAGCACTATTTACATTGATGACTAGTGCGAGAAACGGGAAGAAATTAGGGTTTATAGGCGATATGGAAGATGTCGGAACGAAACTGACGAACCGATGTAATCCTACTTATGTATCTGCTTCCATTGAGGCGAACGAAAAGGAGTGGGAATTAGGAGAATGGGAAATACCCTTAAAGCTCTGTTATGACGATATTATGGGTACAGTAGCCGAATATACGCTGAAAACAGGCACGGATAAGGGCGACATGACCTCTATCGAATATATGAATGTTGTCTATCGACCGGCATTGGAAAAGGCCATGATAAATATGATGTGGCGGTTAATTTGGTTCGGCGACAAGGACGCAAAGAATATAACCGGAGGAAGCGGTCAGATAACAGACGGGGTTAATACCAACTTGTTTACAGTTGCCGATGGATTCTGGAAGCGATTGTTTGCAATAATTACAGATAATGAATCTCAGAAAACAGCAATTGCGGCAAATTCGCAAACAACGGCAGCCCTTCAAAAATCGAAATTATTAGAATCAGGTGTTGCAACGGGCATAGTAGACTCCATGTTGATGGAAGCAGACCCAAGAATTTCTACCCTTGACGGGGCAGCTATTTTTATGACAAAATCATTGGCAGACGCATTGACGCAAGATGTGAAGAAGACTTACAGCACGATAATGCCGTGGGAAGTTATCTTCGATGGTGTTCAAATGGCGCAATACAATGGTGTTCCTATTTATTCCGTATCGATTTGGGATAGAATGATTCAAAAATATCAAAATGATAAGACGAAGTTGAACATTCCTCACCGAGCTGTTTACACTTCGCCGAAGAATTTACTTGTGGGGGCTCCCGGAGAATTGATTTCAGATTTGGATATTTTCTTCAATCGTGAAAAACGACAAACTCAAATTTATTCGACAGGAGACCTCGGTACTTTAATCGCAGAAGATGAGTTAGTTCAAGTAGCATGCTAAATAATTTTTTAAGAAAGGAAAATGAAATGGCAACAGACTGTGTTAGTTTGATTTCGGCAGGAATAGTTCCAAACTGTGACGATCCTATTACAAAGGGGTATGAGCACAAAGGAATAATTATTAACTGGGACGACATCGATTTTACGGCCACCACCTTTTCTGGTGCGAATACGATTTCCGACCTTGTTCTAAAAGAAGGGAAAAAGGCCTATGAAATCGTTCAAAGAGGAAATACGCCCTATACGGGATCTACCTCTGAACTAGCCGTTGGAACAATTTCCAATACGGTAACTAAAAATGTCCAATTTACGATATTGAACAAAGGTCCCAAGATTGCTGAAACAGTGATAGACCCCTTGTTCAATGGTAAGTATGTCGTGATTCTCGAAAACACATGGAAGAATCTTAGTGCCACACAAGGTACGAAGGGAGACAGTTCCTTTGAAGTTTTCGGTATCAAACAAGGCATGTTCGCAACGGCAGCGACTCGTGACCCGTATAGCTCGGATACACAAGGCGGCTGGCAGGTTACCATGACTGAAACTGAAAGCCCTGTGGCAGAAGTTTATTTGTTCAAGACCAGTTATGAAGCTACGCTGGCGATGATTAATTCGTTGGTTAATCCTTCTCCCGGTGTATGACCTATGAAGAAGCGATGAAATTATCCTCCGAGTTGATAGGGAGAATAAACTCCCTATCGCAGGAGGATCATCGAACGATCGAGAAACTCTATAATGAATCCTTGAAAAAAGAAGTTCGGAAATGTAACTGCAAGGACAAGCATAGAGATGCATTGATTGAAACATTCACTTATTTAAAAAGGAACAAGAAGATGAAAGAGAAATCGAAATATGTATTAAAACCCGGAGCTGTGATTCAAGTGTTCGGTGATCCACGTGTTTACACGAATGAGAACCTTACAGATGATATAGCCAAAGAATATCTGACCAATAACCCCGGCTTGCGAACCATGTTTTCTGTAATCCCTGACGAGTTCTATGAATCTAAAAGCCGTAAAGGAGCCTCAAAAGAGGATTAACACGAATTATCTGAGCAGCCTGAATATACAGAGCTATGGTGAAGATAATTTGTATCCCAATAAATTAGCCGAGGTGGTAGCATCGTCGTCTATCGCCTCCGGCTGTTTGTCTCGCTATGCAGATTTCATAGAAGGGAATGGATTCAACTCTCAAATAATTTCAGATTACAAAATCAACAAAAGCGGAGATACACTAGATGACTTGTTGGGATTGTTAGCAAATGATCTTGCAAAGTTCGGAGGTTTTGCAATACATGCCAATTATGATGTATTAGGAAAGATTCGCAACATTCATCATATCCCCTTCATTACAACGAGGCTTAAAGAGCCAAATGATTACGGGAAAGTGACAGAAATAGCCATTCACCCTAACTGGACTGGTGAGGAAACTAGGAATGGAAAACGAGTTCAAGTCAACAAGTCGAACATTAGTTTCATTCATGTTTTCGATCCCAATTCTGCAATTCCCGAAATTGAAGAGGTTGGGATAAATGAGTATAAGGGGCAGGTGTTATGGTATTCGAGGAATGGCAACATGGTTTACCCTCTTCCGGTGTATGACCCTGTTATCACGGATATGAGTACAGATGAAGGACTTGCCAATGTACGTTATCGCAACGCCCGGAATAACTTCTTGCCGAGCGGGGCATTGATTACAAGGAAAGGAACAGATATTCAAGAGAATTATTTTGACGATGAAAGGAGATATTACGGACATGAGAGTTACGAAAGTGAATATTCTCCTGTGTTGAAAAACTTGCAGGGAGATTTTAATGCTTGCAAGATAGTAGAGATAGAGATAGGAGCTGACGAGCAATCTCCTGAATTTATAAGTTTGTCGACCAACAATTATGATAAGGAATTTACCGTAACGGCGGATAGCATAATAGATAATATCTATTCAGCATTCAACCAAGAAGCATTTTTGGCAATAAGAAAAGGAAAGCTCGGATTCTCTGGTGATATATTGGCTGACGCTTATTCCTACTATTCGGGTAAGGTAACCAAAGAGCAGAGGGCAATATCGAGAGCCTTGTTATCTATATTCAAGAATTGGTATGAACAACCATTCGGAGAACTCACGTCTGATACTTTTAAAATACAATCGATGTTGTATGGCAGCACTAATAACACCAACTGATATATCGACATTGGCAAGGCCTTGCTATGCAGATAAGGAAATTGCCAATAAAGCGATAGACGAGGCGATAGATATAGACATTCGCTATCTAGTAGGTGATACTCTGTTTCAAAAGATAATGCAGAGTAAAGATACAATCTTACTAAATGGGGGTATATATAAGTCGAAGAAAGGAGAAGACCGCATTATCGGAGGGTTGAAGAAAGCTGTTGCCTATCTGGCCTATTCACGTGTCGTAAAATTCGGTAATAGCTTGCCGACGAGGTTTGGAACTATGAATAACAACGATGCTTATTCTTCGCATACAGAATTAAAGGAACGACAAATGATAGCCGATGATACTTATTCTATCGGATTGAAATATGTAGAGGAAGTATTGTACTATATTAATGATTCGGAAGAATGCTGTATTTGCGAAAAGCCAATAAGCAAGCGTAGCATATTTAAGATTATAGGAGATTGATCGATGATTGACAAAGATCCCATAGTGAAGTACTCGTGGGAGGATATTAAGTTTACCATTGGCTTTGAGGACAGAAACAAGCAGCCCATCGATGCCGAGACGAAGAAGTTTAAGTTCATCTACAAGGACGAGGCCGGTTGTTGTTGCGAAGTGAGCTACGACGGGAAGACACGTAAGAACTGTGTGTTCCGTGACGGCGTGCTGTACGGCATATTCAATTCCGGGACTTTCCGCTATGGCTTGCTCACGGTAGAGAGGCATTACTGGATAGAGGATGCCGATTTCGATGACGGCAAATGGGACTATGGAGATGTTTACAAAACCAATATAATCATCAAGTGATATGGCAGATAGTGATTGCATAATCGTTCATGAGCAGGTGGTAGTGCCTGATGCCGTTGTGGTGGAGGAAATGGTTGCCTTGCCCGGTGAAAAAGGAGACAAGGGAGACCCTTTTACCTACGACGATTTTACGCCGGAGCAAATCGCCGATCTTCAACGTCCTGCGACAGAGGCGGCGGCAGTCGCCAATCAAGCGGCTGAAAAGGCAAACAAGGCGGCCACGGATATAAAGGCTCTCGGTGTCACGTTGATGGCAGAAGAAGCAAAACGGGAATCTGCTGAAAGCGGCCGTACCTCGGCAGAGAGTGAGAGAGCCGAAGCGGAAGCTCTAAGAGAGACGAGTTTTTCCCAAATGCAAACTACGCTCGAAGGGCTTATTACGGATACCCGCACAGCTACATCGAACGCCAACACGGCGGCAGGAAATGCGGAGAATGCCGCAACGGAAGCGAACAACTCGGCAACTCTCGCTAATGAGGCAGCCGATAAAGCGAACCAAGCGGCGGAGAGCATAGACAATAAAATCTCCGGGAAACAAGACAGATTGATTAGTGGAGATAACATCGAAATAAAAGACAATGTTATTTCTGCGCAGGGGATAAACGGGAAATTATTCGAAGATACGAGTAAAACCTACCAGCTGTATTATTTTAAAAACGGTTTGTTCTTTTATTGCAACAAGGATAGCAGGCTTGCCTGTTGGAATGAACAGACAGGAGAAGATACCGTTTATGACGAAATCCCGTTAAATATACATTCATATCAATATATTAGAAACTCTTGCTTCGTTTATAAAGACGGTAAAATCATTGTACCTAACAGTAGTGCCATCACCTGCTGGGATTTAGATACACGAACTAAGATATGGACTTTATCAGAACCGTACTATAATTGCAACTTCATCGAATATAAGGACTTCGTTTATTTTTACAAAAATGATGGCGTTCTACGACTGATAGATTTTGAAACCGGTCTCACTGAAAAAGAATTCGATCTGAAAGAATTGTCCGGAGCCTCCATTTCAGATATTCAGAATTTCGGACAATGCGAATACAACGGATTCAATTATTTCCTGTCGTACAGTAATTTGTTTAAAATCGACAGTTCCAACGGCGATATTTCATTTGTAGGGAAAATAGAAGGTTCAGGATATAACATTATCGTCTATTTCAACAGTGCGGCTTATGTTATCAGCCATCAAAAGATTTGTACGATAGAGATGTCAAACATAGAGAACGGAACTCTTGCCAAGAAAAACGAAGCGGGATATACCATGAATACTTATGTTAATGTTTCCCCAAGCGATTCATTGATGGGCAATGCGATTTATGGTTATAGATATAAACTCACTTTCAACAGCTTGTACTATAATATTTATGTATATGCAGATATAAATATGGACGAATATGTCGGGAGAGTGATAAAAGGAGATTTCGGGTATATTCAGATACCTAACCCGAATTTGGGAAATGGAAAACTTCTGTATCCGAGGTATAAAAAATTCAATTGATATGATACAAGTTAAAATATACGACGAAAGAGTCACTAATATTTATTATGGCGAAACCCTGATAGAAGGATTCATACGAATAGAATCTATCCCATCTCCCGAAGAGATACCCGGAAAAATACCCGTGATGTATTACCGGAACGGTGCGATAGTCTATGAATACGAAGAAGCACCGGAAGCGACGGAGGACGGAACGGAAACACCTCCCGTACCAATGGACTACGGAGAAACGGTAAACGGATTGATCCGTCGGAAATATACCTTGTCGGAGGAGTTGGCGATACTTCGGCAAAGAGATACGAAAGCAGAGGAGTTCGAGGCTTATAACGCCTATGCGGAATCCTGCAAAGAGGAAGCTATATCGTTAATCGAAAAACAGAAACATTGATATGGGAGGGATAAACGAGGCTACGGAGGTAGCCAGAGGGATAAGCGAACAGGGATTCTTGGTGATGACCGCAGCATTCTTCTTGGTGTTGTCGGCCATGATGATGGTGGCCTGCTTCAAGTGGTTCAAATCGATTATCACCAAGAGCATGGAGGATTACGGAGAATCCCTGAAAGAGCTTATCGAAAAAACGAACGACCAGAATAACATGTTGTCCGACATATCGGAAGGGTTGAGGCAGGAAACCTTGTTGCGCTTGAAAGTGGTTATAAACAACGCTATTGACTTGTCTGTCGAGCAGGTATGCCGGATTATTAAAGACGTCCGAGAGGAGAACAACATCGACAAGAAGGAGCGGACAAAAGAGAAAATACACGCAAGGGTATGGAATGTTCAATACGAGCGGGCAAACGACTTTAACTATTTCACCTATCACGGCAAGAAGGTCTCCGATTTCACCAACCCGAAATGGGGTGAATGGGTGGCTGACGTGGTAGAGAGCGAGGTCTATTCTGACAAAGTTAACAACGGTAGAGCCTATGCCAATGTGAAGCAAGTTTACGAAAGGATAAAACACGATTTTTTTAACAGATTAGAAAATGGAAACGATGAAAGCAATTTATGACAAATTGGTAAAGTGGATTGAAAATATTCCCCACGACAAGCTGCTGCATTTTATCGCAGGAGGTGTCATCGCCTCTTTCTTCGCCATCGTGATAGGTGCGACGGCGGAATATTGTGTGCTGTTCTCTGCCATAGCGGGCTGTATCAAGGAGGCTGTCGACGAGTGGAGGAAGCCGGGGGCTTGGTCGTATGCCGACTTGCTGACGACCATTTTGGGCGGGTTTCCCATACAGCTGTTTGTATGGATTGCGTGAAAGATTGAATGATTTATAACCCGGCGACGGGAAAGCGTTCTTTGACTTCTTGGAATCACCGTTTGATTTATCGTAAAAAAGTATAAGAATTGGTTGCATGTTACGATATTTTTTGTTACTTTGCAACAAGATGATAAGCGATACCTATAAATACGATAGCGTTACGGTTGCAAACTATATCATTGCGTTTGCTAACCAGAATAAGTTTTTCATTAACATGACAAAACTTCAAAAGTTGTTGTATATCGCATATGGCGTGTATCTCTCCGTGAAAAATGAACGCCTCACGAATGAACACCCGCAGGCTTGGCCTTATGGACCTGTATTCCCGACTACTCGAAACAGATTGATAAAAAAAGATTTTTCCGAAATTTCCCTTTCTGATGAAAACCTTGGAAAAATAACCAATGACTCGGAAATGGAATCTCTGATGAGACTGGTATTCGGGAGCTACGGCTCTAAAACAGCCGCATATCTGTCGGAATGGTCACATAAGCCGGGTTCTCCATGGGATAGAACCGTTAAGCAGCCTTCATTCAGTTGGGGAGACAGAATCCCGGACAGTTATATACAGGAGTATTTTAACACTCTAATTTCGCCCAAGCATGACTAAACAGAAAGACTCTTTTAGCAACTTGGACTTGCGTAGTGAGAACGGCGTAGATATTTCTCCGGATCCAAATTTAGGCGATATAGACGATAAGAGTCTGTCTGAACAAATACGGGAGCGATATTCACAAGACACACAGTTTCGTAAACATTTGGCCAAATGGGTCATGTGGATTATTCCTATATGGTTGTTCATAGTGATTGTTGTCCTCATATGTTGTGGCATCGGATTGCTAACCTTAAAGTCGGAGATATTGATAACGTTGTTGGCTACGACAACCATCAATGTTTTAGGGCTGGCTAATATCGTATTGAAAGGTATTTTTCCCAATGGAAAAAAATAAATATCATGTTTGCATATTTGACTTTTTCAATGTAAAAATGAATTGATATGAGATGATTTTGATAATGCCTCCGGCCTACGCTTTCCCAATTCTTTATAGCGGGAATGCCAAACCCCGAGGCGATTCTCTGATACATTCATTTCAAGCGGTGATTCTAAAAAAGTCACCGCTTTTTTTGTCGCCAAAAATGAAGAATGGATATGAAATACTTCACGATGAAAGAACTCACAAAGAGTTCAATGGCAGATAAACTGGGTATAGACAATACCCCGACGACCGAAGTGTCGGTTGCGTTGTCGAACCTTGTCACCCATGTTTTAGACCCACTGCGGGAGATGTACGGGAAGGCGATAACCGTCAATTCGGGCTATCGTTGTTCCAAACTCAATGCCGCTGTGGGTGGTGCGAAAACGAGCCAGCACATGAGGGGCGAGGCGGCGGATATAACGGCAGGGAGCAAGACGGAGAACAAGAAGCTGTTCGAGTTGATTCGGGATAACCTTCCCTTCGACCAGTTGATTGACGAGAGCAATTACAGTTGGGTGCACGTGTCTTATGTGTCGACATCGAAGAACCGGAAACAAATACTGAGCCTATGAGACATATCGTATTCCTATTGTTGTTTTTGGCCGGCTTGGCTGCGACGAGTTGTACCAGACATGTGTATGTTCCTGTGGAAACGACAAATAGCGACACGGTGTATCTGAATCGTGTGCAGCTCGATTCCATATACATGCGGGACAGTGTTTTCATCGAGAAATCGGGAGACACGATACGGGAGTTCCAATACAAGTACATATACAGGTTCAAGGACAGAACCGATACGCTGTATATATCCAAGACGGACAGCATACAAGTACCATACCCCGTCGAGGTAGTAAAGTACAAGACTCCCCGATGGTGCTGGTGGGCTCTCGGTGGCATTGTCTTGCTGCTCTTCCCTTACATCGTGAAATGGATAACAAAATTGAAAGGACTGGGTTTCTTGATATAATTTGATTTACGACTCCTTCCGGGGCTTCGGAGTATAAAGAGGAAAGCCTCAATCTCTTGCTGCTATTCCAAAACTAACAAGAGACAACATCACGGGGAATGTTACGAGGCTTTCACAGCCTTTAAACAGAAACGTGATGTTTTTTATTGTGTCAACAATCTATAATTTAACAAATATTTAAAAAGGCAAGAGATATGAAAACTAATGAAATCTTTGAACACGTCTTGCAAATCGTTTGCGAGGAATGTGAGCTGTGTTACGGCGAATTGATCAACGGGGCGAACAAAAATGCGGTCGACGCACGTTGCCTGCTCATCTGTGCGTTGGTATCGCTCGGCTTCTCCGAGGAGAACACCGCCGCTTATCTTTCCATGACCCGACAGGGAGTGAACAAATTGAAAAACAGCCTGAAACAGCGGTGTTCGGGAAGTTTTATTCTGACAACGACAAATCAACGGGTCAGCAACAGGATAGCCACCGAAATACGAGGATAGCAACGGCAATAGCCATACGTTTGTATGCGGCCGATATTGGCCGTAACCATCAATTATATCTATATGGAAAGAACGTATGTTTTCAATCAAGAGCCCAATGGTGGCGGAAGCAAGTTCGACATCATGGCTTTATTGCCCAACCTGATGGGCGGTAAAGGGGTCGATCCCGGACTCTTGGCCCTTCTCAATCAGGGAAGGAACAATCAGGACGCTTGGGGCGGAGGCATGTGGTGGATTTGGATTATCCTGCTGTGGTTCTGCTGGGGCGGTAACGGATTCGGAGGTTTTGGCAACCGGGGCGGGCTTCCTGCCGAGTTGAACGGCGATGTAGGACGTGAATACCTGATGTCGGCCATTCAAGGGAACGGTAATGCCATCAACCAACTCGCTTCGTCCTTGAACTGCTCTACACAACAGTTACAATCCGCCTTGTGCAACATTCAGGGCTTGATTCAGGGTGTCGGCAACCAAGTGGGCATGTCCGCACAACAGATCATCAACAGCATTCAATCGAGTAATTGTACGCTGGCGACTCAAATCGCGGATTGCTGCTGCAAGACGCAAAACGCAATCGAGAGACAGGGATATGAAACCCGTATCGCCACCTCGGAACAAACCCATTCCCTCGTGGACAGCGGCAATGAGAACACTCGTGCCATTTTGGCGAAGCTGGATTCTATCCAAACTCAGGCTTTACAGGACAAGATCACCGCTTTGACGGCAGAGAAGGCTACTTTGGCGGCTGAAATCTCCCAACGTAACCAGAATGCGACCATTCTCAATGCGGTAGGGCAACAGATTGCACCCCTCGCTGCCGGTTTGCAGGCTCTCCAAAGCGATGTGGACGGCATCAAGTGTAAATTGCCCAATACCGTTCCCGTGGTATATCCGAACATTCAGGCTGTAAACACGGACTTGTACCGGGCTGCCGCTTATGGAGCTTATGCGGGCGATGTCGCATACGGGCGCAGCGGTTACGGATGCGGTTGCAACAACTACTGGGGTTAATTCCAGTAAGAAAGGAGGAATATATGTGGCCTAACTTTTTTACAGGGTTTCCCTTTCCGTTCCCGACGTTGGGCAGGGCGAATTTCAACACGCTGCCAACGGTGGCGGTGACGGTCGGCACGGAGAACGTGACTTTGGAACTTCCCGACCATGCGTTCCGTAACAGGGACTATGTGGGAGGATTCTATATCAATCTCCGTCAGGCGATACCCGCCGGAACGACCGCAACGCTTCCCGTTCTCATCGGGACGAACGGGGACACGAGACCTCTGCTGGCTTACAACAACGAGCCGGTGACGGTAGAGAATATAGCCGGTACTGGGATCTATGAAATCCATTACAACAAGTACACCAACGAAGTGTACCTTGTCAACGGTGGGTACAGACCTACTACGGCGACGGCGGCAACCAACGTCGCTGCCAAAAGCAAATAATTAACACGGGGCTGCCTTTTATCGGGCAGTCCCATTAAATCAAAAAACTATGTTTCAGAATCTTCGAGCAAACAACCAGTTATTTATCCTTCATAAGGAAGAAAATCCCTTAGTGGATATAGGTTCCGTCGTCAGCGTTTCGGCTGCGAAGCCCAAGTACCCCATGCCGACACCTATCGGGCAGATACCCCAGATGGAAATGGTGGTGGACGTGGTGGTCTGTGTGAACGGGCAGAACACGACGTTCCAGAACTTGCCGGCAGGGGCGGACATCGCTGACTTCGGGCAAAACGGAAACATCGTCATATCTTGTTCCAGAGAGGCCATGAACTCGGAAGTGTCGGCTATCCGGCAAAAGAGCTTGGACGAACTGAACCGGCGTAATTACCACGAGAACGTGATTGCCGGGTGCGACAAGATATTGACAGTTTTGAATCCCGAATTTGCGGAAAAGCAAAGGCAGGAGCAGGAGATTGCCACCCTCAAAGGGCAGATGTCCGAAATGAGCAGAAGCATGGCCGACTTGATGGCCATGAACAAAAAACTGATGGAACAGCTCAGTGTTGCTGAAACTAAAAACAAAAAGTAATATGGGAATGTGGTCAATATTAGAAGAAGGCCGTGGATATGAAGGATTCAATGAACGCGGCGGTAGAGAGCTCGAAATGGCCTACAAGGAAGGTTGCGAGCACGGCTACAAGAAAGGCTATGAAGCTGCGATGCGGGAAATGCAGGGCGGCGATATGGGCTTCCGTGGCAATAATGGCGGCAGTTACGGCGGCGGGAATTATGGCGGAGGTTCTTCCAGTGGAATGAACAACCGTTATGCTCCCGGTTATCCTCCTTCGTACTATGACGAAATGGGGGAACGCAGACGCAGACGTGCCAACGGCGAGTTCTATTAATCGGGAGGGGAGAAATCCCCTCTCTTTTCAAAAACATAAAAAAGCAGTGTTATGAACCAACGATTAGACATTTATGATATTTTCCCCTCCGGCATGACTGAGTACCTTTCCCGATACGGCTGGCACTTCTCCAAGAACATGTGCGAGTGGGCGGTTTCCAGAATGAAGGCCGAAAACAAGGCCACCGGAAAGAAGGAGGAGATAAAAGCCCTTTCGAAAGAAGACGTGGAGGTCATCTTGACACAGGCGGGCGTGAAGTTGGAAAAGGCCAAAGGGTACGACCATGTATTTGTCGCCAATATGGGTAAGGCAGACTATTTGAAATCATCGATTCCCGACGATACCCATTTGGCTCTGTTTGTAAAGGACTATATCGACGATCCTGACGGTTACGACGGGTTGCCCTTTACACGTTTCTATGCCGACTGTATAGGTTCGGGCACTCCGATCATGTGGGAAAATATGTTATAAAACATGATTGTTCAGGATTTCTACATAGCGAAATACGACTGGCACGTAAGGGTTTTTTACGCCGTTACCACCTACTGGACAAACACCATACTCCGGGAGCTGGAACGGATCGGTTGTACGGGGAGTAATCTGGAAAATGCTTTCAGAAGTTTGTCGTCCGGTAACTTGAATACAGGACTTACCTATTCCAATTTCGAGCATCGACGGACGGTGATGGTAATTGCCATGACGACGAGCCCCGAACAGTTCCAAAACTCTTTGGACCATGAAAAAGGGCATTTGTGCAGGCATATATCCCGGACGTTCGGCATTGACCCTTACGGGGAGGAAGAACAGTACCTTCGGGGATATATCGGGCAGAAGATGTTCCCCGTGGCGAAGAAGTTCCTATGTGAGTGTTGCAGAAATAAATTAATTCGGGAAATACATGGAGATAGCTAAAATCATACAAGCCATCTGTTCCGGCAAGTCGAGGAAGGAGGTTTATAACCTGCTTTCGCCGGAAGAGAAGGATACCTTGAATCGGTTTGCCGATAACGGTCTCTTGAACAGGAGAATGAGGCGAAAATTTCAAAGGAATATTCGGAAATGCAAATGATGAACAGGGAAATGCCGGGGTGAGAAGCTCCGGCATTCGTGTTTAATTCTATATCAATCATTTTTGCGGAAAATTTTCCACATCATTCGTTTTGTTAAATATTGATAAATCACAAAACATTTATACTTCAATATTTTGTATATACAATAAAATGGAGTATCTTTGCCATGTAATCAAAAACAAACAGTAACCAATTAACATAGAGTCATGTTACAGAAAGGTACAGAACAATACAAAGAAGCTCAGGAATTATCCAACAGACTTCAACAGATTGCTAGCTATGAAAGATGGAATAATAACAATTCGTATGAGTTGCATTTCAACCCGTTCTATCAGTTTTTATCACGAATAATAAACCTGAATGTTTTTGCCTCCAACGTTGCAAAGACTATCGATGAAAAATGCACCTATCCGAGTTTCAAGATTGCCAACATGTCGAGTAAGCAAGCATGGATACTTGCCTGTGCGGCGATCGAGAATAACATAAATCTTGAAGATTGTTATACCCCTGTATGGGCCAGATGATTATAAATAAAAATTACTTATATATGGAAACAAAAAGAACAATGGTATTATCATTTCATGTTTGCCGAGGTGGCAGATTCTTTAACCCCGGTCATATTGAATTTGTCGGAGAAAAAACATTCTCAGATGTGTGTAGCATGTTGTCAGATCGCTTGTTCACGAAAGACAGGGACGAGCATGGGAGGTTCTGCAAGCCCTATATTGTAGACGAAGTGGGCACTGTCGTTAGTGAGGACGACGAGAACGGAAGAACAGGAGAGATAGACTTCGATGGTGATTATGACAGATATTATACTATCGAGATAGAGGATATAGACGACCTCAGCGACTCGGAATTGGAAGCCATAAGGGAGTATAAAGGGTATATAAGCGAAGATCTTGAACATCTTGTTAAAGTCGATGACGACGAGGAGGACGAAGAATGAAAAGGGAATTTCCGCTATTCATTGTAGACCATAACCGGGCGCACAAGTTCGGAGAAGTCGACTTCATATACTGTTCGGACATAGACAATGGCTTTATAGCCAAAGTCGAGTATATCGACGGCATTATCGAGGAAGTCGGAGAGGATTACCGTATAGAGCCCGGATTGTCGGGGTCGAATCTCTCCGCAAAAATCAGCATTAAGCGTATTACAGGTAAAAATCCTGATAAGACTAAAATACGGGGCCTTTTAAAACAGGCTATGAAGTATTATACATCGCTATCGACATTCTCGGCAGACATCGGAAATATTACGGTTCGGCAAATGGTGTTATTCATTGATACGCTGATTTTAGACGGTCGTAAGAATGCGATTGCAGCCGGTAGTGATTATAATTATAGGAATACGGTATTAACATCTATCGCATTTTTAGAAGCGATAAAGAAGGAATTAATAGGAGTATGACAATAGAAGAATTATCGAAACAAGTGCGTAAGATTCGCGAAGAAAAGGGGCTGTCCCAATATAATATCTGGAAACAGGGTATGAACTTTGGGACTGTCATTGCCATTGAAAGTGGGAAGAATGTCAACTTGAAAAACTTCCTTAAATACTGTGAGATTGTAGGAATTGATGTAACTTTGGAAGAGAAATAGTAAATAGGCTTATAATATCTTGTGCAAATATTGTGCATATTTAAAATGTTAAAAGCGTAACACTGTATTATACAAAATGTTACGCTTTTCATTTGCGGAAGGAGGGGGAGTTGAACGTAAAAAGCGTTTTAACATTCATTTTGCTTTATATCCCGATAAATACGGGCTTTTGGCGGTTATATTTAGGTTAGTTGTATGTTTAATAATGTGATTTAACACATATTTTGAATTTAATTTGTGCTTCATTTGTGCAAATAATTACTTACTTTGCACAAAACAAAATGCAATGGAATTATGGCAACCGTTAAAGCATATGTTCGTTCCAGCAAAAAAAATAACATAGTAAATGTACGTTTCCGACTATCTACTCCGGGGGCAAAATTATTGTATTATGTAAGCGATTTACAGATAAACGTAGATCTTTTCGACAACAAGAGAGAAGAAATAAAATCGAGGGCGTTGTACCCGGATAAAGAGAGACGAATTTTCAACGAAAAAGTGAATGAATTAAAGTCTCTTATACTTCGGACATGGGAGGAAAGAGGAGACGACTACCAGCCAACGAGCGAATGGCTGCGTAATGCCATGCAGCGTAGAGTGAATGGTGAAACACCTGTTAATGATGATTTCTTCGACATATTTGACAAATTCCTAACCTATAAACAATACGATGAGAAGCGAGAGGAACATTATGATGTTTTAAAGCGGATAATGATCCGGTATGAAAATTACGAAATTTTTAATGGAGGAAAATTCAGGTGGAGCCTCGAAATATCTGCATTTGACTTGTCTAATTTCGAAGATTATTTAAAAAACGAGTATAGATTAGCAGAATTATACCCGTCGTTATATGAGGGTGTCAAGAAGTTATCGCCGAGAGGTAGAAATACTATTGCTAATATGATGACGAAGTTAAGGGTGTTCTATCTTTGGGCAGTGAGAATGGGAGAGACAACGATCAACCCTTTTGCAAATTATTCCATAAAGGAGCAAATTTATGGGAGGCCTTATTTTCTTACCTTAGAAGAACGTGACAGGGTGTACAATTTTCCGATGCCGAACAATCCTTTTCTTGCCATACAGCGTGATATATTTGTCTTTCAATGTATGATTGGTTGTAGAGTAAGTGATTTGTACAGGTTAACTCGTGAAAACATCAATGACGGGGCTATTGAATATGTCCCGACAAAAACGAAAGGGGATAATCAGGAATATGCTCGTGTACCTTTGACGAAAAAAGCGATTGAAATATTGGAAAAGTACAAGGAATATGGAGGACGTACCCTTTTCCCCTTTATCTCTGAGCAAAAATACAATGATTCCATCAAGAAGATTTTAAGAATGGCGGGCATCGACAGAAAAGTCACCGTCATAAATCCGGTAACGCAGAAAGAGGAGCAAAAGCCTATATATGAGATTGCCAGCTCGCACCTCGCACGTCGTACATTTATCGGGAATATTTATAAAAAAGTAAAAGACCCGAATATTATCGGGTCTATGAGCGGTCATGTAGAGGGCAGCAAGGCATTTGCCCGTTATCGTGACATAGATGATGAAATCAAGTTAGATGTGTTGAAAGAGATAGAGTAATAAATGTTTGATTTTAAAAACCTTCCATAATATCATTTCCTTTGGTTTCCAACGCTTCTTGTATAAGCGTATATTCACCACCCAAGAATTTAGCCGTTTCTTTTGTCTTTTTATTGCTTAGTTCTCGGTCTATATTTTCAAGGTTGGTTTCTATTCTTATTTTCTTTATGCCATACTTGGCAATTGTTTTTATAAGTTCTTCCGATATATCGTAAGCTGGGTAAATTATGAACTGTCTTAACTTTGTATATGAATCATATTTGCCTATTTCATCGGAATATTCAATCGATGAGTTTAATTCGGCTATTGAATCATTTCCAAAACGCAATAATAGTACACCACCTTTTTTTACAGAAATAGGGGCATAAGAAAATATTCTCATTGACAATTGATAATTTGGGTTTTCTTTTATTTGAATGCAGGAAATAGATAAATTTACATTTATCTTGTCTGTCCACTTTCCAATATAAATTGTATTGCACCCTATCATTCGAGAGCCGTCAGAATCAATTTTATCAAATTCTATTTTAGGTTCAGCACAAAATGCAATAGTTGGAATAATAACCAACAATAATAATACTATTTTTTTCATAATTTAATAAATTAATTATTCTCTTAAAGCCATTTTCAAGGATTCAATTAGTTTATCTTCATAGTTGAAGATGTCATCTATCGTTTCTATTTCGAACATTTCTTTTGATTTGTAATTGTCCGTAGGAAAACATATTTGCTTTTTTCGACTACCGAAATAGAATCTGCATATCCACCAATAGCCGTTATCTATGTTTACAACAAAGTATGTCTTGTTGTCTTTATAAGTTATTCTTTGCGCATCTATACTTTTTCTCAATATGCTTCTTATAATATTATAAGCATCTATCTCCTCTTGTGTAGTAACAATTCCTGAATCTCTGTCACTGAACACAACACCATCAGGAAGTTCTTCTTTTGCATTTTGTGTACTATCTTCTTCCTGTTTTGTTTTGTCGTCATTCGTCTTAATGGCGACATTCAGCCTGTCTGAAATTGTGTCATTTATAATACTTTGAACAGATCGTTTTATAATAGGTGTGAATTGCTCTATTATTTTCTGTGTAATTTGCCCGTCGTATGCCTGTTTGGCAAGCAATCGAACAAAATCGGGTGACGGTTGCTTAAACTCATTGTTTAATATAGACTTTATCGAAATAGCATATTTTAATTCGTTGGCGGTACTTAAAATTTCCTCCTCATTATAATATGATTTACTGAATTTCTTTAATTGTTCCACATCGGCATCCGTAAGCGCCAACATATTTACAACCAAGAAAGGTTTCTCGTCCATAATATTGGGCTTGTCAAGATCTGTATAGAATCTATATTCTATACCGTTTGTAAGTACTCCGAATCTGGCTTTTGAAGCCACGAAATATTTCTGTAATTGTGTATCGTGTAAGTTGAGGTCTTGTTTACAATGCTTGCATTCTATAAGGAGTATAGGATTTTCTTCTTTCATTATGGCATAGTCTATCTTTTCTCCTTTTTTCTTGATGAGGTCGCAGTCTAATTCTGGAACGACTTCAAATGGATTAAATATGTCATATCCGAGTGCTGCAATCATCGGCATAATGAATGCATTTTTTGTTCCCTCTTCCGTTACAATAGCATCTTGTTGTTTGGCTATTCTTTCAGATAGTTGTTGTATTGAATCTTTAAAGTCCATAGGATTTGATATTTTAAGGTATGAATCTGCTTATAAATTATGTTGTAAAACTAAGTTTTTAGTATAAAGAATCATTGTTATATTCGCTATATTTAGAAGCAATAAAACTTAAAAATCATTTCTTATCTAATGCGCTCCTCAATATACATATTAAATCGTCTTTCGACTTTATTGTAGCTTCATGTCCGCTGATAATTCTTTCAAGGTCTTGTATCCTCTGGTTAAGTCTATTTATTTCGTTCAGGTAATCATGAGCGCCTGAACTGGTATTCTCTATTGTGACCCTTCCGTCTGGATCAATAATTTTTTGCTGACCTCTTTCCGGCAAAGATATAGAAATATTACCATTATTGATATTTCCATGACTATTTTGTATAATTCCTCTATTGTTATTGTTGCTATCAATAATGCTTGAATTATTTCTTTCATTAATCATATTTCCCTCTCCTGTGAGAAGCCAATTTACATTTAATTGTGGGTATATATTAGATATTTTATCTATTGTTGAACGTCTGGTGTTTTCACCCATTTTTGAAACAGAACCATTGCTTAATCCGCAATTTCTTTCAAATTCTGCGGTTGAAATTCCTAGATAGTCTATAAATTCCAAAATTCTCTTGCTCATATCTATGTTAATTATATCTAAAATAGAGATATTATCTTAGATTTTTGATATGTATTTTAG